TTAGAGAGAAGTCCTAGTAAACACCGCATTATTAAAGTCCATCTTCTTGGAGGTGGCTTTATATACCTGCTCACTAATAGCTCCTTTAACTAATATATGATGTACCTTAGTAGTATTACTACCATTAATATTCATAATCCTCTCTCTCCTCTGCACAAACTTAGCTCCACTGTAATCAGAAGATAGGATAATAAAGTGCCTTAGATGGCTTAAATCCACCCCTTCTGCATGGGCATTACTGCTATATATCTTAGCTCTTTTAAAGACTGATTCTAGCTTGTTTCTCTCTCCTATGAAGTGACACATAATACCTATATCCTCACTGTCTCCAAACTCAGATAAGATATAGTCTATCTTTGCATTATAACCTAAGTCTATGTATTCATCATCAATCTTCATTACTCCAGACTCTAGCATATGTAGGCTAGTTCTAAGCTTCATCACTGTATCACATACTAAGGTGTATCCTTGTACTGATATTAGCTGATGTTCTTGTAGTTCATTATATAGGCTCCTCTGTTCTACAGCTAGGTCTACATAATGTAATATATCTACTGCTTCTCCTACTATACCTGCATCTTCTTGAGACATATATATAGTAAACTTCTTAAGCTCTTCTAGTAGCTCAGGTTTAAACTTATCATACTGATTAATATCTCTACCTGCCGCCTTAATATAATAAGGTCTACCGTAGACTCTAAAGAAGTCATAGAAGCTCTTAAACCTACCAAAAGGACTATACTTAGTAATCCATAGCTGATGATAAATAGAATTAGCACTCTCTATAACTGGAGTACCACTAAGGCATATAAGAGGTTTATTATGAGATACAAACCTAGTGAGTTTAACTCTACCACTAGGCTTAGGAAATGCTCCATAGTTATGTGCTTCATCTAGTATGATACCATCATAATCACTAGGATTAACTTTCATAATAGCCTTACCTTTAACCATTCTACCTACTTGCTCATAGTTGATAACATGATAGGACTTAGCTAACTGTAGTCCTTCATCAGTAGTAAACTTAAGCCACCCAGAGATAGCCGCTTTCTTAGTAAGAACTAACCATCTATCTAGCTTAGAATCCTCTGCTACTTTGATAGCTGTAGCAGTCTTACCACTCCTAGGTTTACCATTGATATAAACTACTAAGTGCTTCCTAAGAACTACTAATGCCTCCTCTGCCTTAGTTATCTGATGAGGTAGAAAGTCCATCTTCTAACTCCTTTACTCTATCTAATACACTCTGCCACTTAGGTAGGAACATAGCCTGATTATTTAAATGTTTAGTAGCTTTAATCATGTAGAGCATAGTCTTCTCAACATTAGCTAATTCATATTCTTTATGAACATTGTAACTACCTTCCTTCTGAGGAATCCACTTAAAAGGTACTCCTGCCCTAGTAGCAGCATTACGCATAGAGTTCCATGTTACAGTACCTTTGAAGTATCTATCCCAGTTACCACTATGTATCTTTAGCATACCTCTAGCTCTTTTAGCTCTGCTAACTCACCACCTAGGTCTACCATCTCAGTAGCTTTAAGCTCTTCTGTATAGGTAATCTTAGATGTAGGAGTAGGTCTAGTTACTGATAGTCCTTGCTTCTCCCACTGCTCATAAGTAAATTCTTCTACTAAAGCACCTACAGCTACAGAGTCTATCCCTAAAGGTATCTCTACTTGTATGACATTCCTAGGCTTATAGTCTTCATCATCTAGCAGACCTTTAATATCTTCTACTAGACGCATAATTCTACTAAGCTTAATCTCTTCTTTACTAAGTTGTAGCTCTACCGCTACCTCAAACTCTCTAAGTTTCTGAATACTCATAATCACAATCCTTTATCATTTGTGTTAGTTTCTCTGCTGAGTGACCAGAGATATAGTTCCTAGCTGTCTCTCTATCTACTATAGGTATATTTAATGCTTCTATTTCTACTGTAGTATAGGTAAGTATGAAAGCTGTTTTACCAGTAGTCATTTTATTCATTCTATTACTATAACCTATATTACCCATCACTTGTAGAGTAGTATCTTTAGCTCTGCACTCAAATCCTTTACAAGACTTAAACCTATCTTCATAGATACCACATTTAGTGTCTTCTAGAAAGGGGCAAGTATGATGATAGTTCTGTACTAGATATAGAGCTACTGTACCTACTGGCAACATAACACCTATTACCTCTGCTCCTAGCCTCCTAGCCTTCTCTACTTCTTCAATAGATATTTGAGGTGGTATAAGACAACATACTCCAGTACACCTATCACAATTAAACTTTTCCATTAGGAACTCCTCTTTACTTTATTGTATAACTCTCTAATCTCTAATCTCTGCTTGTCTGTATCATACTTATCTAGTAAGTATTCTAGGTAGTTAGGTATCTTAGCAGATAGGCAGTCTTCTACAAACTGCCTAGTCATTTCCTTAGACCAGGATACAAAAGGATGCCCTCCTGCCTCCTCTACTGCAATAAAGTTATACATTTGTAGTCTAGATATATTAGTCTTACTCTTAGGTGTCTTATACTCTATACTATAGAATGACCCATAAATACATTGTAGGGTATCGTGTATCCCAGACCTAGAGGCTACTTGTACTTTAACTACATAGGCTTTATATTCCTTCTCTAGCATGGTTATACTATTCTTCTGTATCTGCTGTTCAGTCATTCTAGCCTCCTTGCTACTACTCCTGATACTGTAAGTAAATCCAGTCCAGTAGTATTTCTATACTCTTCTATATAGTACACCTCACTAATACCACTCTGCCTAATCATTTTAGCACACTCTACGCAAGGTGCTGTAGATACATATAAGGTAGTATCCTCTAGAGATACTCCATACCTAGCGGCAAATAGGATAGCATTAGCCTCTGCATGAACTACTTCTGACTTAGTATTACCCTGACTATCTTCACATTTGTTATCTAATCCTGATATAGTGCCATTATATCCAGTAGCAATAATCCTATCCTTCCTAGCTATAATCGCTCCTACTTGTCTACGCTTACAGTAACTATTCTCAGCCACTACACCTACAAGCTTAGCCCATTTCATCTAGTTACCTTTATGGCTTCTAGCCTTTGCCTTCTTAGCTCTACTAATCTTACTAGCCAGTCTCTTACAACTCTTACAGTAATACTGTAGTCCATCTTTAGTACCTTTACGCTTAAAGAAATACTCTGTAGTAGCAGGATACCCTATATGACAGTGACTACATTCCTTAATAGGCTCATGCACTGGAATAATCTTAGCTCCAGCTATAGGTACTACTACTACCTCATCAAACTTAGAGAAGTCTTCCCTAGGTTCTACTTCTTCTGGCTCATGTTTACCTAGCTTGGGAAATTCATCTTTAGGTTGCATAGCCATTTCTCCCTCCCTCAAACATACATCACATACTACACCATAACTATCTAAGCTATAGAAGTTAGGTGTTAATACTCTACCACAACTCTCACACGCTGTATATACTGTCTCTACCTTACTTGTAAACAAGCTTCTAATCCAACTAAAAAATATCATCTTACTTCTCCTGTACTTTAGTGTATGTCTCATCGAAAATATCAGGTTTACAAGGATAATACTCACCTTGTACTCCCTCTATAACGAAATCTCCATTTGATACTATGTGATCTCCTTCTAATGTCTTTATAACTAGAGTCTGACCTATATCAAGTATCTGCCCATTTCTAAGTCGGTATTCTAACTCTTCCGCTGACAGCCCTCCATAATGACACTCTCTACCATTCCGAGAGGCAAATCTTAATACCTCTACTTCATTCTCCCTTGCCCTATATTGTAGAGCTTTTACTACTACTGGCTTCTTCCTATATTCATTTATCATCTTACTTCCCCTGTACCAGCTACTACTGGCTTTTGTAATTCGTTAGCTACTAATGTAGCATATCCTGCTATATCTACCCAATTATCATCATAACTCTCATCACCATTAGCAATCCTAGCTACTTTATGTAGTATCATATCCATAGCTTCCTGCTGTAGTGCGTCCATAGGATAAGCCCTACCTGCTTTCTTTCTACCATCTCTAAATACTGCTTTCAATGTTTGAGCGGTAGTAGCATGGTTAGGAAACTCTCCATACCTAGCTCCTCTTTGTGCTAATACTTTATCTACATCCATCTATTCTCCTTCTGTTTTATCTTCTCTGATACCTATGAACACTGGCTGAATGTAGGTATCCAACATCTGCTCATACTGTATCTCTATAACCTTACCTATAAAGTACATAGGGTATTGCTTCCTATCCTCATCAGATAGTCCACTACCTACATCTACCCTAATACCTGCACTATCTTCTAGTACTAGACTGCCTATCATACCTATATATTTACCTTCACCTTCCTTAACTTCCACACACTTTAAGTCTGCTGTAGGTCTATGCTTCAGTTTAATTGCATCATTAAGTCTCTTACCCTCCTTATACATATGATCTATATGGCGTAGGAACATACCCTCGCCACCTTCTGCTATATATTCATTTAGCTCCTCATTAGCCTCTAGTAGAGTAGTTACTTTATAGTGTATTGGGAATAGATGTAGGCTAGTGTTAGGCTTAATATACTGCCATACTAATCCAATACGCTGTAACGCTGTAAGCGTAGTATCTATAATATCAAACACTGCTATCTTATATCCTAGAGGTAGGTCATTAGCAATACCTTTGGAGTAGTTAGCTCTATAAGTACCAGTAGAGCATGAAGTCCTATCTCCTAGTAATCCTTTAGTATCAGCTATATACTCACACTCTAGGATAAAGTCCTCTGATAGTCTTAGTAACTCATCTGCTACATTAGTCCAATAGAACTCTTTACCTCCAGAAGTGTAGAACTTAACCTCACTACCCTTCTTATGAATCTGTATATAGTTACCGTCATATTTCTTCATTGCGATATATTTACTTCTAAGCATAGGTCTTTTGCTTAAAGGTATCTTAGTAATATCTTTACCTTTACATTGTTTTACAAATGTGGTTTCGGTTGTAGACATAGTGTCTCCTTGTTTCTTGTGCGTAGTAGCCACTTCTGTAGCACCTCTATCCTAGCTTTATCTTTAGTTACCTTTAGTAGCTGTCTTAAAGCCTTTACTTCTTGTGTGTAGGGGTTAGCCATTTCTAATACTTCCTACCAGCTTCATGCTCAGTTCCCTAGTAGCTAGTGTATCTCTAAGTGCATCATGAGCATCTAGGTCTATGCCATAGCCCCTACATACATCCACTAACTTATGACTATCTGTAGCTTTAAGTAACTGATTATCATATAGCCATAGTACAGTCTTGAAGATATCTATAGACTTATAAGTAAATAACTTATTCCAACTAGCTCTATCATACTTAGCAAAGAGTCTCTTTAGCATAGGTATATCAAAGGCATCACTATTGTACCCTATTAGGTTTACTCTAGTACCTTTGGTTAGTGTTCTAACCTCCCTAACAAACTGTGCTAGTGCTAGTTCAGGGTGTTGAAAGGTCTTACACTGCTTCTTATCATAGTGGTTATATTGAAAGGCAGTAGGGTCTACTTCTGCATACTCATAAGGGTTCATCTCTATCAACCCACTACCTATAACTGTATGTGCGGCTGTCTCTAGTACCCACCCTATAGCTATAATACCGTGCTTACTAGATATCAATCCTCCAGTCTCTAAATCAAAATATAAATTCATCTTCTACTCCTAAATATTGTACCTAGTATTAGAGCTACAATCCAAACACCTATTATGTAACTAGGTTTAAAAGGCATAGATATATCAAACGCCCACCAGACTGTAGCTAACATACCCCACCAAGCTAAATATGCTATACCTAGCACTAACACAAATGCTAATGTAAACAAAACAAAATTTTTCATCTACTACTCCTAAAACGGTACAGCAGTATAGCCGTCTTCTACTATAAGCTTATGAAGCCTCTCTAAAGACATATCCTTAGCAGGCATAGCATCTGCATCACTACTGATAACAGTTACTATATCTCCTACATCTGAAGTGTTATCGCATAGTGCTAGTATCTCAGTAATCTGCCTATAGGCTATATCTGTACTCTTGATGAATACTCCAGCCTTAGTAAGAATACCTCTCCTATCTTTAATATCCTGATAGGCATGATACCAACATTCCTCTAGGGTTAGCTTATGTGTTCTAGCAATAAAATAAAGAGTAGTAACTACCTCTAATAAAGGTAGCTCTAAATCTTCTCCTTTAAGTACCTTATCAGATAGCTCTCCTAGCATAGATAGTAATAATAGTATTCCATCCGCATCAGTACCTACTGCATCATCTAGTATTGAAGCCTCCTCTATGAGAGTAGCTAGATCTAGTTCAATATTACTTAGCTTAGATACAATAGCTACCACTACAAGCATATCTCCTATATCATCTTTGATAGAAGTACTATTCTCTACATGACAAGCTAACTCTCCTGCCTCACTAATAAGCTTTAGTGTCTGTGCTTGTACTGTACCATTAGGTACTATCTTATTCTTCTCTGCCCATTCTATAGTCTTAGCATATAGTTCTAACATTATATTCTCCTTTGGCTAACCTCTCAGCTAGTTTCTTAGTCTCTTCTACTACATACTCTAATGATTGAGTCTCCTCAGTATCATCTATATGTACGGTATCAAACCCTAGTACCCATGTACTATTTTCACCTTTCTTTGTATAGGTAATACCTCCATGAGCTTCTATATCAAAATCATCATACTCTTTTTCATATAAGTCATGAGTATCAGGTAATGCTACATATCCTGTATGGTAGGCAGGCACAGCTATCCCTCCCAGTTGTCTTACAAAACATTGTAATCCTTCTTGCTCAAATTCTTTAACTTTACTCATCACTTCTCCTTTATTAGTTCTAGTATAGCTTCCTCTGCATAAGGAAACACTGCTACCTGCTTATGCAGATATACCTCTATAGCTACATTGATACTAGGTATCTTAGTAGCTTCCTGCCTATATTTAGCTACCTGACTAGCAGTTACTCCTAGAATATCTGCTATCTCAGAAGTAGTAATATTTTTATCTTGTAGCTCCACTACAATATCTTTGATTTTAATCATATCTACCCCCCACTGGATATTGCTCTTCCATATATAACTCTATACTATCCTGCTTATGGTTATATTGGAACATATTAACTAGACGCATAATAGTAACTGCATCCTCCTCTGTCTTGCCTTGTCTCTCATACTCAGCTACTACTGCATCCCAAAGCTCTTCCCTAGTAGTACAGTCTTTAAGTAGTTTCTCAGCTGTCTTAGCTCCTACTCTAGTAAGTCCAGTGATAATATTATCTTGCCTATCTCCAGTAAGTGTCTGAATATAAGGCTGTTTCATAGCTGTCTCTCCATCTACTGTCTGCCACCTAGGGTCAATACTATACCTAGCACTAGAGTAGTAATTCCAGTGAATACCTACTAGATTAAGTAGAACATCCTTATCTACTGCACATAGGATATGCTTCTCTGAGTCATACTTAGAACATACAATATCATCAGCTTCTATATTACTCCAGCAGTAGGCGTTAGATAGTCTTTCACACAACATCTTTTTCAATTCACTATTACCTAGAGGTGCTCTACCAGTCCTATTACCTTTATAATTATCTACTAGAGAGTACCTAAAGTTATCTCTACCAGTAGTAAAGTGTAGCTCATAACCTTTAGTAGCTCCCGTAGCTAGTATCATATCCTCTAGTCTGTGAAGTACTTTATCATAGGCTAACTCAATATCTATCTCATATACTACTCCTCTCTCTTCATCATAAGTAGGGTTAGCCATGTAAGTATTCCACTCTTCTTTAGAATAAAACTCTTTAGGTAAGAGCTCTATCTCCTGCTCTGTAGTAAGTGCTACTGCATAAACTACTGTATCAGCATCTATTAGTAGCATCTTATCTATCTGAGGTACTGCCGTACCTTTAGAGTTTAATACTACTGGCTCTAGTTCTACTTCCTCTGTTAAGTAATCTAAACTCATGTAATCTCCTTTATTGTATCTACTAGCCTAGTAGGGTGTACATAGAATAATCCATTAATACTATAGTTATTGAGTGTCTTAACCCCTTCCAACTCTAGAGTAAACCCAGTATTACCCCTTGGGCCAGTATATCCTTCTCCTATAAGTATAGTACCTTTAGGTAGAGTATAATCTCCAAGCAATTCTGCTACTCTTATAGCATCAATACTTATATCTTCTGTTACTTCATATCTAATACCTTTTTTCATCTTTCATCTCCGTACAACTTCCATGCTTCATCATGAGATATACCAGACTTCCTAGCCTTCTCATATCTTAACCCGTTAATAAGTATTTCTCCTACCTCTATAGGGTCTTTACTCATTTTCTCAGCTATAGTCTTAATAAGTGCCATAGCTCCCTTAAATTCCTCTGTCATAGTAGCGTTCGTCTTTACTTGTACACCTGTCTCCATAAAGCTAATCTCTATCTTATTCATCTAATCTCCTTTATACCATGTTAGTTGAGTAGCTTCTGCTACCTCCTCTGCTGGTACATCAGTACCTATCTCTACCTCTACCTTCATAGGTATATCCTTAAACTTAAAGTCTGGTAGTTTAACCATCTCTACCCATGCTTCCAACATAGCCTTAACTAATCTACTACCCCATAGTTCTCTATCTTCCCTAGGTACTCTGAGATAGATAGCATCATGTACTTGACTAAAGATATACTTAACTGCATCAGGATAATCTTTACATAAGTAGTGAATAGCTAGTTTAGCCATCTCACCTACACTACCTTGAGTAGAGTAGTTAATAGCATCAGTACCTAGCCTAGGCATATTATATCTACCCATAGGAGTATGTACTGGCTTAGTCTTGTAATCATTCCATCGCTCTTTATGATACTGCCCTATCTGCCTATAGGTTAATAGATATTTAGTTCGTACTGCTTTAGCTTCTTCTTCTGTAAAAGTAACTCCATAAGTATCATAAGCATACTGCTGAAACTTAGCAGCACTCATACCAAAGATGAAGCCAAACGAAACTGCTTTGCCTTTCTGTCTCTGGTCTTTAGTTACATCTTCTACTCTCAAGTCAGGCATAGCCATAGTAGCAGATACCTTATGTAGGTCTACATCATCTAAGAGATACTTACGCATCTTCTCATCTTCCATAAGACTACAAGCCGCTCTAAGCTCTGCTGTAGAATAGTCAGCATGAACTACTACTGTATCCTCATCATCCTGCTGTAAAATATACTGTAGGTTTCTAGTAATGTTCTGGAAGTTAATACCTTCTGGATTCTTCTGTGCCTCCTTGCCTATCTTACCCTCACTACTAAACCTACCCGTAGCTGTACCATAGGGATTGAACTTAGTAAATACCTTTGGCTTATTAAGCTTCTCTAGGTTCTTATTTCTAAGCCTACTTCTCCTATTATCATACACTGCTTTAGATACTTCTGCTACCTTAGTACCTTGATTCTCTGCTATAAGTCTAATAAGATATGCTCCATCGGATTCAGTAACTTCCGTACCTAGTTGCTCAGATAGATAAGCTCTAACCTGCTTGTAGGACATAGAGTTAATACCTCCTAGTTTCTCATCCTGCTCTGCTAGTTTCTCAGCTACTAGGTCTAGCTCCTTAGCTACACTAGGTAAATGTACTACTGCTCCATTCTGCTGAAACTTAATAACATAACCTAGTGATAGCATATCTACCTTATAGAATAAAGCCTTCTGTATAACTTGTTGTACCTTTGGCAAGTCATAGATATAGGATAGAGCTACTACATCAGCACTAGCATATCTAATCTGCTCCTCTGTGAGAGTCTCTCCTATCTTAAATCCAGCCTTCTGTAGTGCCTTCTTATCTAACCCTTCATATAGGTCTACTGGAACTAAGTGCTTGACTGCTGTAGCTAGGTCAAACGCAGGTAGTCCATAATAAGCTGTTCTAGTGGCTAGTAGTAGGTCATCATACTTCTCTGTAACCATATTAAGAGTACCAAAGTCGTAGTTAGCTCCCCACCATACTGTATGATGTGGTTTAAGTGCTTCTTTAACTGCATCCCTATCACAATAGTCTAGGTCTATAACATAGACTACATTAGGTATAGTAGCAGGTTGATATACTTGAATAGTTCTCCATCCATAGTAAAAGTTCTCAGTTTCTATGTCAGAGAAAGTAGGTTTAGTAGTATCAAATACCTCTGATAATACTTGCACTGCAAACTCTGTAGATTTAACTGTAACAGCAGTAAATTTATCTTGTCGTGACATTACATTCCTTCCTAAATAAAAAAGCATGATAAGCTACTAAGCCTATCATGCTAGTTGTTATACTCTCGGAGTCTCTTCTGCTGTAGGTTCAGTAGCAGTATCAGATAGTCCTGCCATAGCATCACCCATATCAATATCTTCACCTTCAAACTCTGCTGTAGTAAGCTCTGTACCTTCATACTTAACCAACTTAGCAAGTTGCACTCCATTTAGATATAAAGTAATCTTAGGCTCTCCTCCTACATCATTAGCACCCATAGAGAACATAATAGCTCCTCTACTACCAGTACCAATACTAAAGTCTACTGATTGGTATGCCTTAGTAATATCAGCACCTTTGTTATCAAACACTTTAACTACTGTAGGCAGTCCAGTTTTGAAATTAGATACATTAGTATAGGCTCTGATAACCCACTTACCAGTATCTACATACATAACTTCTTCTGTCTCAGGGTCAATCTTACCTTCAGGGTCTTTGATTCTATGTGGAGCAATACCTACACACTTACTACCAAACCCAAAGGTTAGTACACCTTTAAAACCGTTAGCATCTTTAAACTCAGTCCATAGTGCTTCTGCTTGTGCCTTAGCATCTGTAATGATCTTACTATCTGCTTCTACAATAAGCTCTGCTACATAGGCATACTTCTCAGGGTTAGTAGGATTCTTCTCTCTATTTACACCAGTACCTTTAATATTAGTATATCCAAAGTCACCTACTCCATTAGTTGCCGTACTTACATTCTTATAAATCGCTTTTGCCATCTGTTACTCCTAGTAATCTTCTGTTATTTTCTAGCTATTATCTAGCATCTCTAGCTTCTAGTAAGTACCCTTGTACTTATATAGAGATAGGCTTAGTTCTACCTCTATATAAATGCAATGGTTACAAAGCCTCTCAGCCTTGCACTACTCCATATAAGCAAACTCCTCTATATGAGAGTAGTCAGGTGTACTGGCTGTAATAGCAGGTAGGTCTTTAAGTCTACCATCTTGTACTGCTAATAGGGTATCTGCCTTCTGCTTATTAATAAAGGTCTGTCTAACCTCTCTAGCTAGAGTAGAAGAGGTAGATAGTTTAATATCTCCTACTGGAACTCCTCTTTGTACTCTATTAAAGAAAGCTGTATTAGCAGGAAGTAAGTAACCACTAATATCACACTGGATATAGTTCTGCTCTTCTTTAACTACTAGCAACTCTTTATAGTTTCTTCTAGGTGTAATATACCTAGTAAGTATATCTACTAACACTACCTCAGAGGCATTAGTAGCTGTAACTAGGTCTGATACTAGGTTATCTAATTCTGTATATGTCATTCCATCTCTCCTATTTTCATTCGATATTATACTCAAATTTCACTCATATATAGCTTATAATGTGAAATAAACCCTCTTTTTAGCTCTCGAAACTGCCACATAAAGTAATCTATTTATATCTAACACCATCGGGCATTTGGAGAGTAAGTCTCCTATATGTAGGTACACTTCATCAGCTTGACTACCTTGTGCCTTGTGTATAGTAGTGGCATAAGGGAAGTCACAGACAGACACATAATCTTCTACAGTCTTATAAGTAGCATACTCTCTTCTACTATCCTTACCAGCCTTGTTCTTAGCTGTAAGAGCTTTACCTATATTACCTTTAAGTATCTTAGCCCTATTGCTACCAAAGAAACAAGGTATTATCCCTTCATCTGTTTGATAATACTTAATATCCTTTATTTTACCTAGTTGCTTAATAGGATTATACTTAGTTTGGGTAGTGATAAATCCTGGCTCTCTAGGTATAAGTAAAGAGGTTACATCTTTATGTGCTACCTCTCCTTGTACTACATACTTCTTCTTCATAGAGTAGTTATATATTGTATCTCCCTCTATAGGAAATTGTCTACCTACTATACTAGCGTTCATCCCTTGTACCATAGCATTAGTAAAAGCTAATAGTAGATTATCTCTTGTATCAGATTCCTTATAAGCATCTACTAGGTCTGGTACAAAGACTACACTATCATTACAGTAATTCATAGGAGCTATAACTTCACTGCTACAAGACTCTACTAATTCTACTAGCTCATTTAGTATAGGTAGTAAGTCTTCATTCTCTACCCTATGTATAATATCTAGGTGTGTATGATACTCTCCTCCAGCTTGGATAGCTTGAACATCATTTACTGGGTTAAGTTGGTTAGGATCTCCTACATACAATACCTTTAACCTAGTATCAGTATGTACTACTTGTTCCGTGCTGTGACACTTAGAACACTCTGCTAACTCTTCTACATCATTACTGCACTTAGCACACTTATAGGTAACTAGGTCATAGTTTTGTAGCTCTCCTATAGAACTATAATCCCTCTCTCCTATAAAACTAAACTCATCTACTATAAGTAGTTGCAAAGTCTCAGGCTCTCCGTACTGCTTAGAAGTAAGTAACCTAGACACATCAGTAGCTTTGCTATTAATAGTAGGTCGCTTCTTTAGGAATGAGTGTAAGGTTACTATGTACTCATCCTTCAGCACTGGGAGTTTAGATATAAGTACATCCTTAGCTTTATGTGTATAGGCACATACTAGGAAGTTTACTTTATCTTTTATTAGCTTCTCTACTATCTCTATAAGTGTAGTAGTCTTACCAGTACCAGCACCACCTGTTATATATGCTTCTAACTCCTCTGTATCATTTAGAAATTTATAAATCATCTAGTAATCCTCCTAGTAAATGTAGATTAGCTGTACCATCTATAATACTTGCCATCTTAGTATGTCCTTTAGTTCTAAAACTCTCTGCCACTTCCTGCATTATAGTACCACTATCTATATAGGTACAGTACCTTCGTATCCTTTTCCTACTCTTAACTCCCTTTCCAGCACTTTTCCGTAACACTAAAATAGAACTAATTTCTATAGGTATATTAATCATCTAGTAACTCCTTTAACTTAATAGTTTAAACAGTAACTCAGCTATCTGTATTACTATTGTAGTTTTCATCATTTACACCTCACAAGTAATAGCAGTAGCTTTAGCTAGTGTATTAGCATCTATATCACCTACCATAAACATCTGCATCATCTCACAACTAGGAGTCTTACCCTTAAAGTACAACTTACCTAAACCCCTTCTAATTCTCTGAGTCACTTTACTTATTAATTGAGTTTCACTTATAGGAACAATTTCATATACTACTAGCTCCTTAAAGTAGTCAATTCTACCTACCGATGTGGTTGTGCCTATTACGGTTATCCTATCAGGTAAGTCTGCTAGTAAAGCCAGTAGCTCCTCCTTAGTAACACTATCCATCTTAGGTATTGTAGCTACTTGAGCTCCCCAACCTAGAAACGTACCATCATTAGTATACATAGCTAGTGAGCGTCTCTTCCTATAATGTACCTCTACTGCATACTTTAACCTAGTTACTTTATCTATTGTTATCATACTAAATCCTTACTTAGATTACTAAACCATATATCACTCTTGCTAGTGACACCTATAAAATGTTCTTTAGTTAGTTTAATCGACTCTCCATTTAAACTAACTATATCTCCTACCCTATAGTCTAACTCATTTTCCCTTAACTCTAATACTTCATGGTGTGTAAGTACTTTTAGCATATTAATCTTTATCATATTACTTCCTTTGATATGTGATTGAATAGTAGATAGCTACAATACATCCAGTCGCACTGATCTTCTATATCCTTCTGAGTAATGTTACTGCTAAGTGTACTATCATTCAAGATAATATCTACTATAGTAGGTAACATAGCCTTTACCTTCTTACTTATCTCTCTATCTTTAATTTCTCTCTCTTTAAAATCACATTTCATTTCGCTTCTCCTATGTATTCTATACCTATACTCTGTATGCTTCTCCTAGTATGTAGGTTAATCCTCTGGTCTACAGTTCTACCATAACCCTTAATATTTTTATTAGGAAACATTAGCTCCCTACTTCTAAATAGTAATCTCCTATGAAAGCTAGGATGAGCTACTGCACTAATAGCTCTGTAGTTAATAGGACTATCATAGTGTTTTATAGTTACCTTATGAGTAGTTCCAGTACCTTTATTATCTACATCACTAGCTACTGCTACTGCTATAATACCTACTTGAATACCTGCCATTTCTAGTTCTTTAACCCTAGCTAGTAATACTCCTGCATTATCTATAATTCTCTGTGCAGATACACCTGATAGCATCCCTACTCCTAACTCTATGTTAATGATAGGAGTACCTTCCTCATTGGAGTGCATCTTATACCATGCTTCAGGCTCTCCAGTAAGTACCTTAGCTACATCGAAGAACATACCTTCCACATCAGGTAGATAGGTTCTAATGATAGCTTGTCTATGTTTAAGCTCCTTCTTAGTAGCACTCTTAATACCTTCCATAATATCTTTATCTCCAGTAGTAAGTAGTTCTACTGCATCCTCAAAACTAGCTGTACCAGTCCAAGACTTATCTTTATTATGTGAGGAGTTATTCCTAGTCTTTACTCCTTCATTCTTTAGTAAGTATCTTTTAAACTCTTGTAGTGAGCCCCATTCTAAAGTCTTCATACTACCTCCTCTACACTACCTATAACCCATAGATACTCCTCAGCTATTAAGCCATAAGTAGCACCTACCTTAATCTCATACTTACCACTCATATGTATATCAGAAACATAACCAGTCTTACCTAGTAGCTTATGTTCTGGGTCTGTAACTACTACTTGACTACCTATCCTTACAGTCTCTTGAGTGTACTTCTCTATAGCGGGCTTAAGTATAGCGGCTATATCTTCATCCAATCCCTTAGTAATTACCATATCAAATACAGTCTCTATAGGCAGTCCTATATCAAGTAGCTTAACACCTTGTAAAGTATTACGCATACCTATCATAAGCTCATCTACATCAGAGGCTAGTTTTCTAGCTTCATGTATAACTCTAAGCCATTGACTGTCAGTACATAGCTCAGCTTCTAGCTCCTCATCTAGTGTCCAATGTAGGACTGCAAATCTATTAAGAGTAGCTAGGTCTAGTTTGTTCCTACCTACATATTTAATACCTGCTCCAGTACCGAATGTATTAGCAGTAGCAATAAGCCTGAAAGTTTCATGTGAGTGTACTACTGTATCAGGAAACTCTATAAATCCATTAGAGATACCACTATTAATAGCTAGTAGTACATTAGGATTACCTGCATCTATCTCATCTAGTAGAAATACTCCTCCACCTTCAAATGCCTTACGAAAACCAGTACTACGATAAGTACCAGTAGCATCCATAAAACCTAGTATATCTGTCTTAGTAGTCTGCTCTCCTACGCTTAGTGAGTGTAGAGTGTATCCTAGCTCTTTAGCTACCATTACTACACTCTCACTCTTACCAGTACCTGCTTCACCAGTAAGTAATATAGGTACACCTGCCATAGTAGCTAGTTGTAAGGTATCTTGTAGTTTATGTTTCATTCGTTCACCTTTATTTAATTTACTAATTATAGCAGAAAATTATTAAATGATACTTAAATGATTATTGTTATTTAAGGGAAGTAGTAGAATAGTGATTTATAGTCATATTGATTTCTAAGGGTCTGGTGAGGGTGTGAGGGCATTATCGGTATTTAGTCTACCTCTGCCCTTCCTAAATTTCTTAAACCCTCTCAGAATCGCTCTGACAGCTTAAAGTTAGCTTAAATATGGTGGATATGCTAGAATATGCTATAGTAGTTACCATTATAAGGCTATAGTCTCTCCTTCTATAGGTTGTACTGGAATACTATCCTTTTCTAGCCTATTATAAAATCCCCCAAATCGTATCATATGTACCTTTCCACTAGCCTCACCATAGCGTAGTAGTACATATGACTTAAGTCTCTTAAAATCCTTGCGTACTATACCTCTCAGCTTAGGAGTAGCATCCACTATATCTTCTAATGTTAGTATCCTATGCTCCATACTGTAGGGACTCCTATATGCTATAAACTGTGCCACCCTAGGAGTAGAAACGCTAAATAGCTCGTCTATAGTAGAATAAGGCACTCCACTCTCTATCAATGCATCTACTACACTTCTGATGTTACACTCCTCTACTCCATTAAGTAGCTTGTTATACTCATCTAGACTATCATTTATATATTCCATATAATCATCATCCTTCCATATAGTATTATCCATATAGTCTGTATGTGGTATAGGGTCTTCCTTCTGCATAGTACCTAGGTAGTGTGCAAAGTGTGGTAGCTCCTCCTCCATAGCTTCTAGAAACTTAGTAGTGGAAGTTATAGTACCATATATAGGACTCTCATAAGGTAACATATTAAGCATCTTGTTAGGGCATTTAAGCAATACAAGCCTACGATCATTTGATACTGTATCAGTAATAAGCTTAGTGTTAAGGTTAGTACTTATAATAGGAGTAAGAAACTGCCTATGCTTCTCCTGCTGATCTACCCCTTTACGCTCTACCTGTATATACTTATTACCAGTAAGCTTCTTTAGTGCTCCTACTAACTTCTCATTCTCCTTGTGAGTATATCCCTCTCCTGCCTCTTCTAGTTCTAGCCAGTCAGTAGCTAGTTGATAGGAGTTAAACTTACCTATTAATTGCTCCAGTCCTATGCTTTTTATCCTATCCTCACCGCTTAGGTACTTTAGTATAGTATTAACAAGCACTCCTTTACCTGCACCTCCTACACCTGCCATTACATAATACAGAGGAGAGTAGTCATAAGTACTGTACTTATGTGCTAGGTACTGTAGAAACCTATGCTTATTGTGCTCTGCTGGGAACAAGTTAGCTAGGAAGTCTAGTATTAGTTTAGGCTCTCTAGGCTCCTTTAGTGAAGAGGGATCTCTTACTATCTGTAACCCCTCTGTAGGCTTAAACAAGTTAAATACATCTAGTCCTAGTGGTGACATACCTGCCTTATCTAGTGAGTAAGGCTGTAGGAATGGCTCCTCTAGTGGAGTATCTATAGTATGACAAGGTGTTGCCTTTGCTAATGTAATCTCCTTAGTTAGTGTCTTTAGTGTCTGTGAGCGTATAGCATCCCTAGCACTAGCGAATGTTCTATAGTAACTAGCGTGTTGAGTAGTCCTATTAAATACTATATAGGTATCTTGACTAGGCTCATATAGTATTTCTAGTGTGTAGTTAGTACCTCTAGTATATAGTAGTAATCCTCTAGCCTTCCAGTTGGAATCATATACCCAGTCTTGATGATGTATGTCATACTTACAATCGGATATAATACGCTCAGTAGGCATAGGACTATCCCATAGTGAGTTAATATATAGTAGTGTCTCTTGGAACACCTTATCACTTACAGATACATCCATTTGTAGTTTGCGTCTAATCTGTAGTAACCAATCTGTACCACTACCTTGCTTTACTTGGTTAGGATGTGTAATCTTTGGGTAAGTTGACTTAGGTGTTAGTATAGATATAATAGCCTCTGTACCTTGTAACTTGTCTAGTATGTGCCCATAGTAATCTGTGTTCTTAGATGTAGGATTAACTATAGCTCTAGAAGTACTACCGCTATGCTCCATCTCTGTCACCTTATAAGGATATGCCAAACCTAGTAAGTAGCTTAGTAGCGTACTATGCATAGGTGTTAAGTCTTGTATAGTATTTAGTGGCGGTGTTAGTAGCTCTTTAGTCTGATTGGCTTTAGTTGCTAAGTATATTAGCTTCATATCTATTTGTATATCTACATTACAGTGCTTCTTTAGGTACTTAGACACCTCCTTTAAAGTCTTATAAGTATGTAAGTCATAAGAGAATAGGAAGTGCCCTCCTTTAGTCTGGGTAGGTAGTGACTCAGCCATGTAAGTAGGTTGTAGTGGTATAGGTAATGAATCTACTATAGCCTTAAATACATTATATGATTGTAAGTTATCTATATCAATACCTATAAAATCCTTCCTAGCTATTGCCCCTAGTAATGGAGTATTAGAGGTATTCCTATGTTCTTGGTACTGAGTCCATCTAGGCAGTTTAATCGGTTGTCCTAGTAAGTCCACCTTAACACCTTCATTATTGCGTACCATAGTATCATGATTAGTAATAGGCACTGTATAGAATATATTAGTATAATTCATGAGTTGTCTCTTTGCTTAATTTAGACTCTCTTATATCCTCTTCTATAGTCTCTAATATAGCCTTATCTTTTATATAGGTTATATCCTCTTCTATAGTAGTGAACTTGCCTATACTCTCTAATACTATAGTAGATAAGGGTATATTATCATAGGGTTGAGTGCTCTTAAGCCAAGTAGTAAAAATAGTATAGTTCAGTCCCAGTTGCTCAGATACCTCTCTCTTTGTATAAGCTTGTAATAAAGCTCTAATCTCCTTAGAGTGATATGCTAGTAAGGAGTATAACCTCTGATCGGTAGCTTCTTTGATCTCTGCTATTGCTTGTATCTTCATTCCATCCCCTTGATTTTTGATTACTGTATTATATAATGATTATATAAAGAGATTAAAGGATATTATCTATCAAATGATTATTGATTAGTGTCAAGGGGATTTATAGCGTAGTGTTATAGAGTGTAACCTATGCTATAGAGTGTAACCTATGCTATAGAGTGTAACCTATGCTATAGAGTGTAACCTATGCTATAGAGTGTAACCTATGCTATAGAGTGTAACCTATGCTATAGAGTGTAACCTATGCTATAGAGTAGAGTAGAGTAGTGTAGTGTTATAGAGTAGAGTAGTGTAGTGTTATAGAGTAGAGTAGTGTAGTGTAGAGTGTAACCTGTACTACACTCTATAGGAATTCTAACAAGCCTATGATAATTAGTGGTACTCCTATGATTGGATAACCTACGCTTATAGCCACTATACCAAGTATAACTATCATTATAGTACCTCTTTAGTTAATGTGGCTATAGTCGGGAATATAGTATCATTACAGTAGGAGTTAATAAGAGTCTTATACTCTTTTATAGTAGTAGTAGCGGTAATTTCTATAACAGTGGCATAAGCTTTAGAGTTCAATATCTTCCAAATATGTATAGTATTATCCGATATAGAAGTTGTGATTGTATAGCCATTGTAGTGGTGTAACATGATTTACCTTTAGTGTAGTATAGTGTTATAGCACTGTATAGCCTATTACTGATTATGGCTTTAACCTCAAAATAATAGGCTATAGAGTGCTATAACATTGGATAACCTATCTTAATAGGCTATAAAATGCTATAGTAGCTAGTAGCTAGTGTTATACATAGGCGGTTAAGCCTATGCAGTAGTATTATGCTACCAAGTCACCCTTAATCTTGCTATAGCGTGTGCTCTCTGTAGCTTCAAACTTCCCTAGCTTCTCAGCAAGTGCAGGGATAGAGGCAAAATCTTTTGTAGTTGAAGCAGTAATAACAGCTTCTTCTAGCTCTTTTCTACTTCTGTTCCAAGCCGTTAGTGTGTCTTGACTCTCCTTAGAGTAACCTTTACTCTCATTGTCTTTAGTAGTAACCATATTTTCAAGATTAAACCATTTGTCTGCCCGTCCACAATGGTAGTATGTTTTCCCGTTTACAGTTTTAGGTTCAACTTTAGTTGACTGCCCTGCCCCTTTAGTGCTCAACTCTTTAGCGATAAGTGCTAAAATAGCTTCCTTGTTTAGTGGGGTATTCATAGCTTCAATTTGTGTTTTAATTGCATCATGTCTCATAGCCGTAGTGTATACATTTCTAGTTTTAATTACTGTTTCCATTTTTGTTTCCTTGTGGGCGGTGTGCCATCTAATTTGTTAGCCTATCGGCATCTCATATTCGTACTACAATTATACTGAGTTAATCTTAAATAGATATTAAATACACTATATTTCTAGTATATTTTTAGTGATAACCTATAGCTACGCTATGATAGTATTAGATTTTGGTGTAACCTATAGCTACGCTATGATATATTGGATTTTGGTGTAACCTGCTAGGTTTAAGCTAGATTTAAGCTGACAGAGCAATTCTGAGAGGGTTTAGTGATTTTTGGTATAGTGTGGTGAGGGTAGATATAGATAATGGGTTTTTGGTGTGGTTATGGGTGATTATGGGGATTTTGTGTTTTTTGGGTATTTAGTATTATGTAGTATTGGATTTTTTGTGTAGCCTATGTTAGCTTTAGTGTTGCTTAGTTGGAATTTTTTTATTTGAAACTTTGGCGTGTTTAGTGGTGTGTTTTGGTAGTTTAATCGTCATAGTGTTTAATGGTGTTTAATAGAGGTATTTAGGGATTATCCTATTTAGGGCTATGTTGGTATGGATTGGGTTATTTAGAGGGTATTTAGGCGGTCTTATGTTAGTGTGGATATAGTGAGATGTTTATTATTACTTGTGGGCAGTGGTGAAAAGTAATAGTTTCAAAATAGTTTTAAACCTAAATGAACTAATTTTGAGCTACTACGCTATATTTATTATATCATTATTCCTTAGAGATAAAAAAAGAACATAAAGAACATATAGCACTAAAAATATCCTTTATAGTTCATTCGGTTTCTTTTATTAATTTAAAATAATGCTGATTTATCATAGGGAGTTATCATTTTTTCCTATGTGAACCAAAAACGGGCAAAAGTGTCCTATATGTCCTTTTTGCGTTTTTTTGTAACCATTAAAAAGGTTACAAACTTTTATGCAACTATTGTATAACTAAGCTATAATTATCAGATGATTACAGATTACTACTTAGGGCTAATAATTGCCTATATTTGTACTCAGTGATATTATAAGCTTCTAGAAATGATTTAAAAGAAGTGTAGTAACATTGTTTACCCCAAGCAATATTAATAGCCTTGCATTTTTCTATTAACATATCTTTTATAGTTTCTTGCAGTTCATAGGAGATACAAGTTAATAGTATTAATTCATCACTACTTAATTTCTCGAATTGTAGGGAATTATTAGTCAATACAATAGAAGTATAACTATATCCATGATGTAATAGGGCTATATAATCTTTATTGGAGTTTATTACTCTGTAAAGCTCATTAATAGAAATATCTCTAAATATATCTTCATAGGTTAACATAGGTCTAATCCTTTTCTATTTGTGTATTAGTGATATTAAATCACTTAATAGGATAGACGGTATTATCTATCCTATAAATGATCTACAGATTCTCAAATAATACAGTCCTAAATATTACTGTATAGTTTCTAAAATTCCCTTTTCTTAATTCACATAATTTATACTGCCCAAAATTTCGTTTCGGATTGTAGCACTCTAGCATCATATTCTCTTTAGATAATCTCCCGTCTAGTGGACTATACCCCTCACTCCCTAGTGCCTCTGTATCATTATTCTGAAAGTATTGTATGTAGTATTTCATAGGTCTAATCCTTTTTATTTATGTATTAGTGATTATAAATCACTTAATAGGATAGATGATACTATCTACCCTATAAATGATTATTTACCCCTTGACATATAACCCAAATAGGCTAGATTATTTAAATATAAGGTATTGTTATTTTCTATTAAATCATCTATATAAATAGATATATCATTATCTCTAATATTTAGATTTAGATATTTTTCTTTGGCTTGAGTCCAATTACCGTTAATAGTATATTCTAATATATCATCTAATAAGATATTACTAGGTATTATTAATTGTAGTTCTACTTTATCATTCTTTTTATGTTCATTATAACTATTTAAATCATATTCAACCATATTAATACCTTTACTTATTAATATGGTTATAGGGTTATCTTCTCCCCACTCATAATCTGTAGGTAGCGTTATGGCTAGATGAAATTCGTCTATATCCCTATATATAGGCGTATAATTAACGCCCACTTCTTCTAATAAGTCTAGTTGTTCTAGTATAGTGTTCATTTGTTAATCCTTTTTATTTTGTATTTTTAATGCTATATTATGATAATCTGCTATAGTTCTTATGAATCCTTGATTATCTATAATGGCGATATAGTAATCTATATTTTCATGGGTTAATAGTATAACCTCTCTGCTAACACTATACTTTACTTCAAACCGTCCATACTTAGAAGCTAAAGTTTCTACATTATCTCCTCTCACTATGGTTTGGCATGATAGCTTGGTATTGTATCTAAGAATCTTATTATAGTCTTTAAAGTCCCAAGATGTACAGAACATATTAAGGGCTTTTTTATCCTTAATAAGTGCTAATATTTCTAGTTGTAGATCTTCTATAGTGTGTGTCATTGGTTAATCCTTTTTATTTGGTCTATCTAATCACTCACAAGGAGTATAGCGAAATACTATTAATAAGTCAAGAGGTTAATTAGTAGTTTATTTATTTATTTGTAGTAGTAGTTTATTTAGGTAGATATATAGATAGTAGGGTAGTAGGTTAAATTTTTCATTGGGGGGGGGTAGGGGCATAGCTTTGGCAAAACCTAAATCATCATACCTCTCCAGATTTGAAAACAATTTTCTACAACTCACCTACTTACACTACTACTTCAGCACATATCTACCACACTACTACCACACTACTACCACATATCTACCATACTACTACCACATATCTACCACATATCTACCACATATCTACCACATATCTACCACATATCCCCATATAATAAAAAAAATCACCAAACTACACCTTCATATTAACTAATATCAAAATATTACTTAGATACCTACTTGACTTCTAAGCTACTTTATGCTATTATGTATAAAATACATCAGAGAGGCACAGAATGGCTAAAGATACCACAACAGAAGAAATTGACCTAAAGGATACACTAAAGAAGATTAAATACTCCTTAATTGAAGCCACAGAGACTCTAACAGAAGACCTAGGGTTACTACCAGTGAAAGACCTAGATGTACTAGTAAATATAACCATTAAACTAGAGAATAGCTTAGAGGATGGTGCTGGTGTAGGTACACTGGCTGGAATACTAAAGAGCATTGCAAGCGACTGCTAACGCAGTGGCATTAATACCAACTAGGTAAACTAGCCTATAATACAAAGGACTCATAATAATGAATACCCTCTACATAACTGATTTAACTCTATTACTAGGTTATACTATACAGACCTTAGTAGCTTATTACTGCTAATGACTGATACAGTAATACCATACGAGACGCTTGTAGAGGCTGTAACTACTGACACTACTACTAATCAACTGAATGTTTTATCAAAGCGATGGAGGCTTAACCACCTCTATGCTATAAAGCCTAAAGAGACTCCACTAGAGCCTATGTCACTAAACTTTGCACAACAGCAAGTTATGTACAAGTTTAGACACAATAAAAAAATAATATTAAAATCCAGACAGCAAGGTATTTCTACACTATATGTAGCTTATAACCTAGACTCATGTATCTTTCTAGACAACTACCATGCAGGTATTCAGTCTTATGGTAGGGATGAGAGTGCTAAGCTATACAAGCGAGCTCTTATTATGTGGAATAACTTTCCAGAGCAGATAAAGACGGAGCTAGGACTGAAGCTGATTGCCTCTTCTACTACATCAGGGTTGGAGTTCTCCAACGGCTCTAGCTTGAAGATAGGTAACTTTAGAGGGGATACACTAGACAGTCTCCATGTGTCTGAGCTTGCTAAAATATCTAAGAAGTATCCAGAGAAGGCAAACGAGCTTAAAACTGGAGCGTTTCAGGCGGTAGCAGTTAATAATATAATTACTATAGAAACTACAGCAGAAGGAGAGATAGGACTGTTTCCTGAGATATGGAAAGACTCTATAGCACTGGTAGATGCTGGGATACCTCTAACTCCTCTAGACTTTCAGCCTATATTCCTAAGCTGGATGGATGACCCTGACTGTACTCTAACACTACCTGACCCTATAGGAGATACACCTCAGCTACATGAGTATATGAAGGACTTAGAAGATGAGTTTACAGTAGATATAGACTTACCTACTATACAGCACCACTCCACTAATAGAGATAAAGCTCCTATGACTCTAACTCAGATACAAGTAAACTGGTTAGTACCTAAGCTACGGGAACTAGGCTCAGATTTCAATAGAGAGTATCCCGCTACACCTAGAATGGCATTTGCTCAGTCTGTAGAAGGTACTTACTTCCAGAAGCAGTATGAGGTACTTAAGCAGGAGAATAGGATACAAGAAGTATTACATAATACTCAATATCCAGTGTACTTAAGCTGGGATATAGGCGTGAATGATGAAGGAGTGCTTCTAGTATGGCAGGTATATAACAATACTATTTATTTACTAGATGAGTATCATGCTACTGGAGAAGGAGTGCCTCACTTCCTAACCATATTAGTGAAGATGGGCTTTACTAACATAGCTAGGCATATATTTCCACATGATTTGGCTGTCAAGGAGTGGGGTAGTGGTAGAACTAGGATAGAATCACTATCTGAACTAGGTGTTAACAATATAGACCTACTTCCTAGGTTAAGCTTCGGAGATTCTATAGCAACAGCTAGAAGTATGCTATTAAGTAACCTTATAATCTCTACTAAGTGTAGACAGACTATAATTGCGGTGCAGAATTATAGGAAAAAGAAGGATGAGAAGCTAGGTGTATATCTAGATACAGATGTGCATGATATACACTCTAACTACATGGCGGCATTTAGATATGGAGCTCAGGGGCTTAGTACTCACATGGTTGAATTCTCAAAACCTATAACTCAGCATAGAAATATACATGATACAGAAGATGATTATGGTATGGCATTGTAATTCTACTACTATGACCCTAACAGAAAGTAGTAATCATCTGATAGAGTTTGAGAGGGTCTGATTTAGCTAAAATAGGCTATAATTGCTTAGATATGACTGAGTTTAACTAGGTATTTTAGATAATATCTGTCACATTCTAGCACACTCTAATGTAACTAGAGTTTAACTAGCGGTATCAAGTAACAGTAATTAGGTTAATTCATTCCCTCTTCCGTACTTGTGTACTTCCATACCGCTAGTTAAGTTATAGTTTATCTAGGTAGTAAATAGCGGAGCCGACATACTCCTTCCTTGCTACTACCTAGATAAGCTATAATAGCTAATACAATACAAGGATTTATTATGGAACACCTCAACACAGAGACTCCTGCTAATACACAAGCTGGAGATACACCTACAAAGCAGGAAGGTGAGACTCAAGCTAACTATGAGACACGATACAAAGAGGCACAGGCTTGGGGTACTAAGACTAGCCAAGAAAATGCTAGGCTTAGAGCTGAGAATGAAGCTCTTAAAGAAGTCGTACCTTCAGTGGTAACACTAAATCTCTCTGGAGATGTGCAAGAAGAGCTGGATACTCTACTAGATACTGACCCAGATGCTTGGAGAAGTAGAATGAACTCGCTGGAGGCTGATGCTAGGAAAGACCTAGACAGTAGGATTGAAAAAGCACAAGCCACTGCACTAGAGAAAACCGAGCTGGCTCTTAGAGAACGAGTGCTAGATGCATTTGTAACTAATCCTGATACTGTACTTACTACTGCCTCACTAGATGAGATACCAGTACGAATACAGAACAAGCTAGAAAAAGGTGAGATTACCTTTGAAGAGTTTCTAGGGGAGGCAGATACTTACCTGAAGACTGGTAAAGTAATAGCTAATCCTACTACTCCTCAAAGCCCTAATCTCGACAATGCAGGTAAAGGTACTCCTACTCTTACAGAGGATGGAGCTACTGCCTCATACGGAGAAGCTATTTTTTAATAGTTTCTAATAATTATAATGGAGGGCAAATATGCCAACAGCTAAAGTTAGTTATACAAGTAAACTAAAGCGTAATACATGGTTCAAAGATGGTTTGCTACAAGAAGCAAGCCAATCATTCTGGCAACCATACACAGGTAGTTCTAGTGATGCTATTATCTATCAGAGAACAGATACAAGTTGTTCAACTGGACATACAGTAGTATTTGATTACAGTGGTAAGCTTACTGGTAAAGGTTATAGAGGTGATGACTATACATATGGTCGTGGAGAAGTTAAGAGAAAGTTCAGTGGTATTCTAGCAGTAGAGCAGTTTAGTCACTTTGTAGATAATGGTAGTGCATTTGATGGTTGTGATATTGATGACCTCTCTTCTACAGCACATACTGATTCTAGAGGTAAATTAGCTGACTTGCTTATTAGACATAAAGATCAATCAATCTTTGATGTACTTCAAGGGTGTACTGGTAAACCAATGTCACATATCTACTACTTGAATAACACATTTGAGTACAATGACTTGATTTATATTGAAAATGCTATTAAGAAAGGTACTGGTCTTGTCAAGGCTAATGCTAATGGTATTGTAAGTACAGATAAAGCTACTAGAAGAGCTCCACTAAGCCCTTGGAAAACAGAAGGTAAGAAGAAGCTTAATGTAACTGTTGTAGATACATATATGGCTACTAAGCTTAAAGCTGACCCTAAGTACCAGACTATTATTATTAATGCGGATGTTAGAGGAAACAATAACAGAGCACTTGATATGACAATAGGTAAACTAGGACAAGTTGTATATGTAGAAGCTCCTGCGTTCTTTGGAACTACAGAAGGTGAAGGTGTATTTGATATTATCTCTGACTCTACTATTGAGTATGCAGGTCTTAGAATGTATGCTACTGATGATACTGGTGCTATCTACTGGGAAGGTCAAGACAAGTTCTATGCCGCAGAAGATGCTATTGCCGCAGGTACAGCAGGAGCTGGCGAGAAGATATACTCAAGAGGACTACTACTAGGTGGCGGTGCAGGACAAAGTGCATGGGGCAAGATGCCTGAATATACTATGGCTGACCCTAGTGGCGGGCATGAGTTTGTTACTGAGACTGCTGTTAAGTACTGGTACAATGCTCAGAAAACACATCTTACTATCGAGAATGGTACTAAGTATCAGGGCAGAGTAGATGATATTGACTATGGTGTAATTGCTGTAGATATGCTACACGCATAAGGAGGTAGGATATGACTGATATTCAATGGAAATATAGAAACACAGACCTAAGAGGTGTCTCAGTAGCTACTGCTGAGATTACAGTAGATGATGTAGCTGGAGGAGAAGTAGACTTTACAGTTACTACTATTCCAGTAGGAAGCGTTATCTCAGATATGACAGTAGTACTTGAGGCTGTTAATGTAGCTGAGAAGTTTACTGTAGAGATTGCAGGTTCTCAGCCTCTTATTAGTCTAGCTGTAGATGAGCAGGCAGGCACAAAGCTAGTTACTGAGATGCCTGAGCTAGTAGTTACTGAAGATGCTAGAGTAGAAGTTAAAGGTGTTGATACCTTTACAGCAGGTAGAATCGTTATTATGGTTCAATTTGTACGCTTTGATGTAGTGAATGGGGATAGAGTAAGAGCTAAGGCAGTGTAATGATCGCCTTAGTATCCTATATAAGAGAGTTCCTAGATGACCTAGATGGAGACAGATGGAGTGACTCTAGGATACTTTATCTTATTAATCGATCTCAGCAAGATATTGCTAAGAGAACTAGGATACTTAGAAAGATATACCAATTTGGTACACGGCTAGAGCAGAGTAAGTATAGGCTACCTAGCGACCATATAGAGACTACATTAGTAATGCTCAATGGTTGCGAGTTGCCTTTCAGAACACATGATGAGACTATGGCTTGTGGTTGTACTACTTGTGGTGTAGGGAGACCTAGATACACAATGCTAGACAAACATGAGAGAGATACTCTTATCATATGCCCTGCTCCAGCTACTTCTAATTCAGTAGAGTACAGAGCTACTACTATATATGGTATACATACCACTGATGCTACAACAACTTATGGAGTTACTCTAAACGCACAAGTACCAGTTATCAATACTGAGCTACTAGGCATACTTAGAGAAATAGTAGATGATGATATGTTGCTAAAGATACACTACATAGCTAAACCTAAAAACCTAGACTCCATACATGATACTTTGGAGATAGATGAAGAGGATGCTATAAAGTATTATGTATGTGGTCACTTACTTAGAGCTGATAAAGATAGT